CTAAGTCCTGGTATTTCTTATAATCAAGTAAAACTCAAGTGGATTGATCTTGCTCAAATTAGAGATTCTTTTGATGGAACTGCAGTAAGATTTCCTCTTATTTCTCAATCTTCTCCTATTTCTCCTCCATCTGCTCAACATTTAATTGTAAAAATTTATAATGAAGTTTTAATTCCTGGAGTAGATTACACTGTAGACGCTGATAATATTGTATTTACTACTGCTCCTAGAACAAAACTCCTTAGTGACGACATCTCTCAGACAAATATCACATTTTTAAGTGGTTTTATTGAAGATACTATTATTACAGTTGACAACATTTCATCTGATTTTGGTAGCGGTAAAAAAGAGTTTAAACTTCTTAGAAATGGTGTTCCCTATGAACCTATTGCAGATGAATATCTTTTAATTGTATATGATAATCAACTTTTAATCCCTAAAAAAGATTTCTTTATTGATGGTAATATTATTATTTTTGAAACTGCTCCTTTAAATGGAAGATCGATTTCGATATCTTCTATTGAAGCTCCTATTCCAACGTTTGGTTCTGGTGCAATTGGTTATTCTCGTGTTGATAATGATGGTCAATTAACTTCCATTGAAATTTCAAATAATGGTTCTGGGTATGAGTATAAGTATCCCCCAAAAGTTTCTATTTCTGGAGAAAATGGTAGTGGGGCTTCTGCATCAGCACTTGTAAATGGAGTTAAAACTGTAACTCTTTTAGATAGTGGAAGGGGTTATAGTGATACTAATCCTCCTACAGTAATTATTGAATCACCGACTACTCCAGAATCTATTGATAGCGAATTAGAGGCAGTTGTTACGAATGGAAGTGTATCTGAAATTATTATAAAAAATTCTGGTAGTGGTTTTACTTTTACTCCTAGAGTTAGTTTTAAACAACCTGGTGGTGCAAAACTTGGTCAAGTGTCTATCTCTTCGGGTAGTATTGATGGAACTATTCCTGTAATCGATGGTGGTCAAGGATATTCTACAGTTCCTGAAGTTTACGTTGATGAACCAACAGGATCTAATCCCGTAAAAGCAATTT